TCGTAGTATTTTTTTAACGCGTCGTATGATAAAGAGTCAGGAACTACTTCCACCTGAACTGTTCTCATTCTATTGTGAAATTTATTCATTAATTTATAATAATAACCATATTTGACGATATCTTTTTCTCCATATGAATTACCATCAAAAGTATAATATACATTATGACCCGCAATTTGTTCAACCTCATTAATAATCTCAGTTGTATTTTTAGAGTTTACCCATACTTGCTCTCCAATTTGATATTTCATCACCCCTCCATTTTAGATTTACGAACCGCATATTCACCCAAAGACAATTCTTTGGTATTACCAATCACAATTGACTCCTTCAACAAAGAATGTGGAATGTGAATCAAGAAGTCACGAGCGTTGAAGCTAGTAAGGTCTTGACCCAACTCAATACATGAATGTACCAACTGAAGGAACAAACGGAATTGAACCTCATCTACGAAAGTTTCTTGAACTAACTCACCGAATTTAGGGTGAATAATATTGATGTACTTTTGAACTGCCATGATTTTCCTGTTTTGTTATACAAAGATAAACAAAATATTTTAAACCAACAAATCAAAGCAAAAAAAAACCTCAGAGGTTAGTCTGAGGTTAAGGAAGGTGTATGTATAGTATAGAACGCTGAGACTACACGTTTATGTGACCCGTCTTTCGTGAGATTACCCTTCTATATGGTTGCTCACATTGTCCACCACGATTGCTCGTAGTATCGAGTCAGTGTCGGTAATTATAGTGTACCACTCTTTTCGTTGCCAGCTACTCAACCGTTACTCTACTCTGTAAAGTCTTGCGGACTCTCTAAGGGATGGCCGTCCCACCAGGTATTTCATGATTGACATCAGTAGACTTGCGGTCTAACCGATGACTCCATTGACCAATGTCTGAAGTATTAGACACCTTTCACTGTCAACGCCCGAAGTCTTTTGCTTGTCATTTAATTTGTTAATTAAATTAGCATTTGAGGAAAAATGGACGATGTGCTTCGGGAGAAGTTTCGTTTCTTTTGGAAACAAAATGCTTCACACCACCCTGTGAACCTGCCAGCTCACGGTACTTCAGGACAACGTAGACTCTCTCGTCTCGGTTACCCATCGTACTGGTACCCAGCCCTACAACTCATTGGCAGCGAGTGTCGAACCGTCACCTGTGACTTTTCCTATTGGTGTCACCACCTCAACCCTGATATCCCTCGAACTCAGAGTGGTCTTGTCCCCTTAGCAGTTGCCCTTAGGGTCGTAACCGTAGTCACTTTGTTTAGTTGTCAGGACATTGTCCTGCGAACGTTCCGAAGATGCTAATCTTCGTTCAGTCCCTTTAGTCCCCTCACAGGGGTTATCTAACGACGCTAAACCGCCGATGGCTAATAAACTAAATTTGTCTTTTCAAAAGGGGTTCTCTTGTGGGATTGCTCCCAAAAGTCTTTATCAGTTTATTAGACCAACCTACAATAAGTGTAAGAACGTTTGATGATTTCTCATCATTTGTTTGACAAATTTAAAACAAAGTTTTTAATCTGTCAAATGTTTTTCCAAAAAAATTCTGATTTTTTTCTCAGAGTAGGGTAAGATATAAATATCACCTCTTTTTGGAAAAGTTATACGAAGATAACAAATTTTTTCACTTTGTCAACTCGGCAGAGTCATTTTTTTTCTTTTTGTCTGTAATTTCTTTAATTAATAAAGAAAGTGGGTTGTAAGACATCTTAAAATGACCACTATACCTAGTCAACGGAATGTCATCATATTTATCTATCTTCATCATCTTATTGGTGTAAAAATATAAATAGTTTAATATTTGTATTCTCCCATACCATTAAAGTTATCTTTAAGAGCCGTTAATTTATCTTCAGCCGAAGCCAATAAATCAACCATCTTATCCATCTCTTCAATTTGTTGTGGGTGTTCTCCGATTCCAACAGAGTTTTTAAAATAAATTTCAAGTGTTGCTAACGCCTGTGCTTTGTCAGACTCATATTTAGCAACTAATGCGTTGTAAAGTAAATTGTTCATAATAGTTTCTATCTTTTGTAATATTTATGTTTATGAAATTAATGGTAGATGATAATATTTTTAAAGTCAAACTAGCAGTCAGTCCTGAAGCAATAAAAAAGGGAATGATGTTTCAAGAGTTTGATGAATCCTTTGATGGGATGTACTTTATAATGCCTCGTACATCAAATCATTGTTTTTGGATGAAGAATTGTATAATACCATTGGATGTTTTAATGATAAATGATAACATCATCACTAAAATATACCATAATTGTCCACCATGTGACACTGAAGAATGTGTAACGTATTGTGGTTTTGGTAATAAAGCCATTGAATTACCAGGTGGTACTTGTAAATCATTAGGAATTAAAGAGGGAATGGATATCTCCTTCTCACTTTTCTAATTTACTACTTTGAATCTTTTCTTTGAGTAATCTAACAAACTCAGCTTGAATCATTTTAGCAAACTTAACATATGGTGCATCACCACTATCAGGATTATATTTGTATGACCCTTGTGGTGGTCTTTTACCTCTACCAAAATAATTCAATGCCGATATATTTGTAATACATTTGTGACCACCAGAATTGGCTTGTATCATTTCCCACGCTGGTACACCTAATCTATCCAAAACCGCCCATTGTTCATCAGTAAGTTCAGTAGATGGAATATCCATAATCTGTTTTAAAGTTTCCATCTTCTTCTCACCTCCATCAATTGAACGAATCTTATCACCGTAAAAAGCTTCAAGGTCTGCATTTGTAAAACCAACAGAACCATCTTTTAATGATGTTTCTGAAACCCACTTAATGGTTGAAAGAGGAATTATTCTTTCTCTTAATTGTCCTTCCCATTTGGCTAAGACTTCTTGTGCTATTTCACCTAAGTTTACACCTTTTAATTCTCTTTCAGTTTTAAAAGGATTACATGATGCCTGTACCAATCCCATCGGCCATGCAATTACTAAAAAGTCAGCTTCAGGATTGTTTTCAAATGGTGTGTATCGGTCATAAGAACCAGGTTTCATCATAGAACCACCACCATATTGAACAATAATACCATCTTCATATTTAACATTTGGATTTTCCTTCTGTGCTTGAACATATAACTCTTGGTTTTTTGCCATTTGTTCTGGTGATGCATAACCTTTTTCTTTGGCTATTCTCTTTATATTTTGATAAATGTTTAAAAGAGATGGTTGAGATGTCATAACTAACTCTTCCATAAAACCAGGTTTGTTTTTATATGCTAACATCAATTTGTTAGTCGCCAAACCTAAAGCAAATTTGTTTTTTTGTAAGTCCTCATTTGAATCTAATTGGAAAATAAAATTCATAATGTCTTTAGGTTGTAGTCCAAATCTAGCAAAATCAGCAGAATCAACAGTTGAAATTAAACTGATATCTTCTGAAGGAAAGATATCTTTTGGTGACATAACCTGTGATAGTGTGGCAACATTAGAACGAGATGGTCTAAACGATGTTGCAGTATCTTTTTCAACCCCACTTTGAGAATCATGGTGGTCAGTATGAATAACAAACATTGGCTTACCATGAGCAAAATCAACAAGCACAGGCATCGTATCACCCTCAGCATCTTGTTTTTTTACCGCAAACTCTTTATCCCCATATTGAATAATTTCTGAATCAACTACTTTAATTCCATTGTCCTCTAAATAGTTTTTCATAGCCAACGCAGTCGTAACCCCATCCAAATCCTGATGAAAATAAATTTTAGCCTTTGGGTATCTTTCCGCTAAGGCTTTGATGTTTCTTAATCCAGATTCCTTTATTATTTTTTTCATATCAATTCCAAGAACCGTAAATTCTAATTCCATTTTTTCCTTTTCTATCAACTGTATAATGAACACCAGTATCATTAGTTATTGATTTAAAAATAATTTCTTCTCCATCGGTTAAGTCAATGAAATCACTCGTTTTAAATTGTTTACCTATTAAATTGTTTGATACACCAGCAACTTTAACTTTACCAATAACGTTCATAATTTCCCAATTACTATTAGGGTCTGCTAACAACTCCCTTTCATCTTTAAAATCACTAGGTAAAAGATTTTCTTTTTTAGCAATATCTATAAGTGAACCTTTATATGATTTATTATCTTCCTCACTAATTACTTTACGAATAATATTTTCAAGTTGGGCTTCTGTTAATCTTATTACTTTTTTCATATTTAAAAACGTTTACTATAAATATATCATTAAACAAAAAACCCCTCATTTCTGAGAGGTTTGTTGTTACAATCTCTTGTAGAAAAAATCTTTATAATCATCTGAGTTAAAAACATCATAACCATATTTCCTATATAAATTTTGTGCAACATTATTATTACGTCCGGTTATTAATGTTATGTATTCTATTCCCATATCTTTTCCCAAATTATGACAAGTATCCATTAATTGATTACTAAGTCCTTTTCCTCTGTGTGGTTCATACACTTCTAAATCATACAAATAAATTGAATTATCGTTATTAAACATTCCATTATCACCTAATAATCTTAATATATCTGGGTCCCACTCACTTGAATCATTAAAATTTAATAAATTTGAGTGTCCCATTTTAGTTTCTCCATCACCTATTGAAATGTGAATACCGGGTACATCATTAACATTACCTTGAGTTGAAATAGTATATGGGTCTGAGTTTTCCAACATCAGACTTTTAATTCTTTTTATTTCCTCATTTAGATTCATAACAATAAATATTTACATAAACAAAAAACCTCTCATTTCTGAGAGGTTTCATTTACTAGAGATTTTGAACAAGCAAGTATATTATCAAACCACGAACGGTGAGGTCCTGATAAGTCATTCTTATTAAACCACAGGACTTGATTATCAACAGTTGTAATAACTATTGTATCATCATCTATTATTTTAATTTTTTGAATGTTCATCTAAAACAATTTCTAATTGTTGTTGATTAAGTTGGTATTCTTTTATTCTCTCATTGGCAACTTTACAATAATTTTCACTGATATCAAGCCCAATCCATTTTCTTCCCAACATTTCGGCAGCCAAACAAGTTGTACCAGAACCGTTGAATGGGTCTAAGACTATATCTTCTTTGTATGAAAGAATTTTAATTGCTCTGTATGGAATATCTAATGAGAATGTTGCTTTAGTCTTTTGTTGAGTATCTGCAAAATAGTTCCATTGTCCGTAAACCAAAGATATGAAATCTTTCTTATCCTTCTCATCATAGACTAATTTCTTTCTAAACTCACCCTCAATTTTTTCATTAGGGACCATTTGATATTCCCCTTCCCATTGAGGTGTCCCTTTAATTTCTTTTTTGTGTTTCTTTTTGTAAGCCAAAATAACACACTCTTTAGGGTTATAAATGTATGGAGCCGAGGGACTCATCCAACTTCCCCATGCCGTAGTTTTACTTCTATGTGGTGAACTTTCCTCAAGGTCCACAATACCAAAGAAACCAAAACCAATCTCTTTCATAATCATCCAAATTTCAGCAGAAATATAAACTCTACCACCTTTGTCTTGTCTGTTAATTTCATAAGGAATATTAAGGGCAATACGACCATCATCTTTAAGAACTCTGTATGCTTCTCTCAACCATTCTTTAGTAAAATTTAGGTATTCTGAAATCTGTTTGTCATCATCCCAACTGTCGTAATCAATACCTACACCATAAGGAGGACTTGTTACTATTAAATCGATGGACCTTTCCTCCATTTGTGACATCAACTCACGACTGTCACCATTATATATTTTATTATTCTCCATCACTTTCAATTACTTTAATTCTTCTGTCTAAATAGAATAACGCTTTCTTTAAATCTTGAACAGTTGGGTTACCGTCTTTCTTTCCACTTCTAACAATATATTTCAACACATTAAAAAGATATGCGTCTTTATCTAACCCCGTTGCTTCAGCAATTTTGATAACCTCATATGGATTATCCTTTCCACCATAGTGATTTGGGTGGTTAACTAATTCCGAACTCATTTTTTATTATATCCTTTTAATACATAATATCCATTAGCCAATGGACTTTCCTCAATAATTCCATCTTCAACTGCTCTATCAAGAATCTCTTTTGTTTCTTTTT